CAAGATTCTCCTGAAGAATCTGACCGGATCTTCCGCTTTCAAAAGCGGTGCCAAGAAGGAGGTGGCCTGCGATGAAGTTTCCGAATAAAGCAGTAGTCGAACAAATCCGCAGCCAGTATCCTGCCGGTACCCGTGTGGAGCTGGTCCAGATGGACGATGCACAGGCTCCTCCGGTGGGTACGCTTGGTACCGTCTGGGGCGTGGATGATACCGGCTCCATCATGGTGCATTGGGATAACGGCTCTGGTCTGAATGTGGTCTACGGCATCGATGTTTGTCGAAAAGTGTCGAAATAATATACACAAAATCACCGGCAAAACATCGTGCAGTATTCTACGATTTATATCGCAGAAATGACTTGCTATTATGTGCTTTTAGAGCGAATATGTGTACTACCGAAAGGGAAAACACATTTTACGGAGGAACAACACCATGAAGAAAATTGAACTTTTTGAAAGAGCCATAGCAGAGCAGGCCGGAAGCCTGAAGGATTACGGAATCAACGGCACCATGTTCTGGGCTTATCGCAAGAGCATCGACGCAGGCAACGACCTGATTGATTTCAACGAGGTCATCTGGGACGAGGACATTGACGCCATCGCCGAGTGACTGCAGGAAAACGGCATCACCGAGGTGAACGCCAACTACACCGATTGGCAGACCAACCAGAGAGCCAGAATCCCGGCGATCCGCATGACTCGCCAGTAAGGAGGAACGCACAATGTGGAAAGAAGGCGCACTTAAGGTCTACGACAGCATTTTTCATTACTGGATGAAGGTTTACGACGGCCCATCGGAGTTCGGCATTAACGGCGGCAAGGTTAGCAAGCTGATGTTAAAGCGCAACGGCAGAATCGTATGCAATTACGACCGAGGCTGGGATGTGAAACCTGCGGACCCGGATACAGAACTTGCCGTAGAGCTTCTGCTTCACAGCAACAATTACTAAAAACCCAATAAAGCAGGGATTGAGCCGGATGGCTCTTTCTCTCGTAGTGCAGCCGACGGGCTGTATTTTTTATGCCCTTTTGAAAGGAGGAAGCGGCAATTGCGAAAACTTGAAAACTACACACTGACGAAGTTCATGTCTGCGGACTCCACCTACAATAAAAAATTGGCGGATTACGCAGTCAATTTTATAGAATGCCTCTGCCACACCAAAGGCACATGGGCCGGTAAGCCTTTTGAGCTGATTGACTGGCAGGAGCGCATTATCCGAGACATCTTCGGCACCATCAAACCCAACGGTTATCGACAATTCACGACAGCCTATGTGGAAATTCCTAAGAAGATGGGCAAGTCCGAGCTTGCCGCTGCGGTGGCCCTTTTGCTTACCTGCGGCGACGGTGAGGAACGTGCCGAGGTCTATGGCTGTGCAGCTGACCGCCAGCAGGCAACCATCGTTTTTGACGTGGCTGCTGATATGGTGCGTATGTGTCCTGCGCTGAATCGCCGTGTAAAAATTCTGGCCTCCCAGAAGCGTATCGTCTACCAGCCGACCAACAGCTTCTATCAGGTGCTGTCGGCAGAGGCATACAGTAAGCACGGCTTCAATATCCACGGTGTGGTATTTGATGAGCTGCACACGCAGCCGAATAGAAAACTCTTTGATGTTATGACCAAAGGCTCCGGTGACGCCAGAATGCAGCCTCTGTATTTCCTGATCACCACTGCCGGTACCAACACCAACTCCATCTGCTACGAAACCCACCAGAAGGCAAAGGATATCCTCGAAGGTCGAAAAATTGACCCGACCTTCTATCCGGTTATCTATGGCGCTGCCGAGGAGGATGACTGGACAGACCCGGAGGTCTGTAAGAAAGCGAATCCCTCCCTTGGCATTACGGTTGGCATCGATAAAGTACAGGCCGCTTGCGAATCGGCCCAGCAAAACCCTGCCGAAGAAAACGCCTTCAGGCAGCTCAGACTCAATCAATGGGTCAAGCAGGCAATCCGCTGGATGCCAATGGACAAATGGGACGCCTGCGCTTTCAAAGTAACTGAAGAATCCCTACGAGGCCGTGTATGCTACGGTGGATTGGACTTGTCCTCCACCACAGACATCACGGCTTTTGTATTGGTGTTCCCGCCACTGGACAAGGATGACAAATATGTGGTCCTTCCGTACTTCTGGATACCGGAAGATACGCTGGAGCTGCGAGTGCGCCGTGACCATGTTCCTTACGATGTTTGGGAGCGACAAGGCTTCCTGCAAACCACCGAGGGCAATGTGGTCCATTACGGTTACATCGAAAAGTTCATCGAGCAGCTGGGCGAAAAATACAACATTCGTGAAATCGCCTTTGACCGCTGGGGCGCTGTACAAATGGTGCAGAACTTGGAGGGCATGGGCTTTACGGTGGTGCCTTTTGGTCAGGGCTTTAAGGATATGTCTCCTCCGACCAAAGAACTGATGAAGCTGACCTTGGAGCAGAAAATCGCTCACGGAGGACATCCGGTGCTGCGCTGGATGATGGACAACATCTTCATCCGTACAGACCCTGCCAGAAACATCAAGGCCGACAAAGAAAAATCTACAGAGAAAATCGACGGTGCCGTGGCCACGATTATGGGTCTTGACCGTGCGATCCACTGTGGCATAAACACTGGCGCTTCTGTATATGATGAGCGAGGTATTCTGTTTATATGAGTATAATCTGTCCTGCTTCGGTTAAAAATGAAATAAAAGCATACTTTTTGCTTCTTTATTTCAAGTTCGTCCGCTAAAATGAAATATGGAATTTCTGAAATGAGGATATGAAAATGCATCGCCCTCCGATTTTTATGTCGTAACAAGTCGAAAATTTAAATTATTTTTGAAGTTTCGGACTTACAAGTTTGAAACTATTGACTTTTTCGGATTTTCGAGTATAATATAGATAAGAAAATTAGGAGGTGCATCATGGCTGAACTTATAAATCGCCCTGAGTATTTAAATAAGCTCATTCAGAATAGAGATGTGGATCTGGTCAAGATTGTAACCGGTATCCGCAGATGCGGAAAGTCATCACTGCTGGACTTGTTTCATCAACATCTGACCGACAATGGAGTACCTAACGCTAACATCATCCACATGAATCTGGAGTCGCTGCGTTATCGTAATCTCTCTGACTATCTCGCTTTCTACGACTATGTCAGTGAGCGTATTCCAAAAAGTGGAAAGACCTACTTGATCTTCGATGAACTTCAGGCCGTAAAGCATTGGGAAAAAGCTATCGAGTCCTTCCGTCTTGATTTTGATGTGGATATCTACATCACCGGCTCCAATGCATATTTGCTTTCCACGGAATTTTCCACACTGCTTTCCGGCAGATATGTAGAAATCCGTATGCTGCCATTATCTTTCAAGGAATTCCTAACCTTCTACGAGTTTGCACCATCTGTTACAGTAGAAGAAAAGTTCCAAAGATACTTACAGTTTGGTGGTATGCCGATTCTGAGAGAATATCAGTTCAACGAAGCACGAAGCAATCAAGCACTGGAAGGTATCTATTCCACTGTTGTGCTGCGTGATATTCTTCAGCGAAACAATCAAGCAGATCAGGGAATGTTGCAGAAAATCATGCTGTTCCTTTGCTCCAATATCGGAAGTATCACCTCTCCAAATAGCATCGGAAACGTGCTGTCTAACGAGGGAGACATTCAGACCGGTAAAGGAAAGAATGTTGCAGGCAAAACGGTAGATAAATATATCGCTATGCTGCGCAGTGCATTTATCTTCTACTCTGTGGGAAGATACGATGTAAAAGGTAAACAGCTGCTGAAAACATTAGGAAAGAACTACATTATTGATATGGGCTTCCGTAACATGCTTCTCGGCTACCGTGATGCAGACCGAGGCCACATCATCGAAAACATCGTGTTCTTGGAACTAATCCGACGTGACTACCGTGTGTATATCGGTAAAGTCGGTGAAACAGAAATTGACTTTGTTGCAGAGAAACCAAATGATAAGCTGTATATCCAAGTAACAGAAAGCATGCAGTCGCCGGAGACTCGTGAGCGAGAACTTAGACCGCTGCGCATGATTCCCGACAACTACGAAAAAATCGTATTGTCAATGGACAGAAACTATATCAATTCCTACGATGGTATCAAATCCTTATACCTGATTGATTGGCTGCTGTCCTAAATATAAAAGGGACCGATTCCCTTACACCATCATCGTTTCCCTTAAAACAAACACCTGTTTAAGGGAAAGTACAACTCATTAAGGCTAAGCATCTATCGGAAACGGTAGGTGCTTTTCTTATACCCATTTTTAGAAGGGAGCGTGATTTCCTATGGGAATTTTATCTGGAATATTTAAGGCCAGAGACAAGCCTACCAATGCAACTGCCGGAAGCGCCTATCGTTTTCTATTTGGCAATTCCACCTCCGGCAAAGCGGTGACTGAGCGCTCTGCTATGCAGATGACCGCAGTGTATTCCTGTGTGCGTATCTTGGCAGAGGCTGTGGCTGGTCTTCCGCTGCATCTGTATCGCTACACCGACACCGGTGGCAAAGAAAAAGCCATCGACCATCCGCTGTATGCGCTGCTTCATGATGAGCCGAATCCTGAAATGACCTCTTTCGTATTCAGGGAAACACTCATGACGCACCTGCTTTTGTGGGGCAACGCCTATGCGCAAATCATCCGCAACGGCAAAGGTGAAGTTGTGGCTCTGTACCCGCTGATGCCAAACTGTATGGTGGTTGACCGTGACGAACATGGCCAGCTCTACTACACCTACTACCGTGGTCAGGACGAAGCAATCCGAAATAAGGATACTGCCGTTATCCTGCAGCCTTCCGATGTGCTGCATATTCCGGGCCTCGGCTTTGACGGTCTCGTCGGCTACAGTCCCATTGCGATGGCAAAAAACGCTATCGGCATGGCAATCGCCTGTGAGGAATATGGTGCGAAGTTCTTCGCCAACGGTGCTACACCGGGCGGCATCTTGGAACATCCTGGCACCATCAAAGACCCACAGCGTGTGCGTGAAAGCTGGCAGTCCACCTTTGGCGGCAGCGGCAACGCAAATAAAGTAGCTGTTCTGGAAGAAGGCATGAAATACACGCCTATCTCCATTTCACCGGAACAGGCCCAATTCCTCGAAACGAGGAAATTCCAAATCAATGAAATTGCTCGAATTTTCCGTATCCCGCCTCACATGGTTGGCGATCTGGAGAAGTCGAACTTTTCTAATATTGAGCAGCAGTCTTTGGAATTTGTGAAATACACCTTGGAGCCTTGGCTCGTTAGGTGGGAGCAATCGATGATTCGAGCGCTGGTTTCCCATTCCGAGAAGGCTGCTTATTTTATCAAGTTCAATGTGGACGGACTGCTCCGTGGCGATTACCAAAGCCGTATGAACGGTTACGCCATCGGCAGACAGAACGGCTGGATGAGCACAAACGACATCCGTGAACTTGAGAACTTAGACCGTATCCCTGCCGAAGAAGGCGGTGCCGCAGTCAGCGCCATTATGACCATTGTGCAGACCCTGATTGATAACCTGCCGCTTCTGGTGGAGGCTGCTGTACAGCTTGTGGTTTCCTTGGTGGAAGGCATCGGCTCTGCTTTGCCTCAGCTCATTCCGGCTGCGGTGCAGGCAATTATCACCATAGTGCAGGGTCTGATTGAAAACCTACCGATGATTTTGGATGCAGCCTTGCAGCTGATTATGGGCCTTGCTGAGGGACTGCTGACCACAATCCCGATTTTGATTGAGGCACTCCCTTCCATCATTCTGGCTATCGTAGATTTTGTGATTAGAGCCATTCCGCAGATTATCGACGCAGGCATTCAGCTTTTGACCTCGTTGGTATCTGCGCTGCCGGATATTATTACGGCAATCGTGGCGGCAATCCCGCAAATCATCGGCTCCATCGTAAATGCGCTGATAAACAGTATCCCGCAAATCGTGCAGGCCGGTGTGCAGCTTTTGATTTCGCTGATTAAAAACCTGCCGACCATCATTGTGGAAATTGTAAAGGCCGTGCCGCAGATCATCTCCGGTCTGGTATCTGCCTTTGGCAAGGGCGTCTCTCAGCTTGCCGACGTGGGCGCTAACCTTGTACGAGGCCTGTGGCAAGGCGCAGTTCACGCTCTCTCCAAGGCAGTTTATTGATGTGGACGGTAATCCCTGCCAGCCGGATAAAGGCTTCAAGCTGACCTGCGAAATGCTGCGCAGAAAACCGGACTCGGCACTGATTTGGTACGAGGATTTCCGTGACGATACTATTCTCCCGTCCAGCTACTGGACCACGCTCTCCGGCGAATGGGATGTATGGCAAGAGTCCCTGCCTTATGGCGATACCAGCAGGCCTTACTCCCAGCTGGAAGGCGAAGGTCAGCTTGCATGGCTGTACAGCGGCTTTGATGATATCCATCTTCGTGCAAGGCTTGCCTTTCCTGCGGACGGTGGCGGCAGGGCCGGTATCTTCTGCGGCAGTCTGTTCTGCTGCTTAAATTACGATACCCAGCAGGTGGAGCTTTACAACGGTTCCACGCTTCTTGGCAGCTATGCGACCAGCTTCTCCAAGACCAGCTTCTCCAAGACCAGCGATGCAGACCTGCGCACCGATCCCAACATGTACACTATTGAGATGCGCATTCGTGGAAATAAGGTCAGAGTCTATTCCAGTAACTCCTATACCTTGCACTTTACGGCCACGGTCAGCGGCTTTAGCGGCGGCTACGCTGACTTCCGATGTGGAAGAAAGCTCTACTCGGTTACAGTGACACCAAAGGACATCAATGTCTGGGTGTCGAGGATGTTTCTTGGCGACACTGACGGCTTTTCTATTCTGTATTATCAGGATGTGGACTCGCTGGTCTATTGGACCAATGAAGCAGCCTATCGCTGGGAGCTACGAGGCATCGCCATCTGGTCCCTTGGGCAGGAAGACATGAGGCTATGGGAAGCGCTGCCAAAACAAATATAACTTTGAGACAGAGGGCTGTTTACCTGACCGGTAAGCGGCCTTTTGCAATATCAAAAAAGAAATGGAGGATTTCATTATGAAGGAATTTTGGGCATGGGTCGGAGGGGGGGTGCAAAAGTGAGCTTCCAAGCGCTTACCATGCCGCCATACCAAAGTCAGGCCCGCTGGCGAGCTATATTGCCAAGCCCACTGAAAACTGAAAAAGCCCGGAAAGGCCCATTATCAGGCTTTCCGGGCATAGATACAAAAACAGCCCTCCAAATCGGAAGGCTGTTTTTGTATTAAAGTTTGTCCCTTAATATGCTGCCAAAGAATTGCTTGAAAAACGAGGAAGTAAATCAAGGGAGGGCAGGAAATACTCTCAGCATTATTGGCATAGCAGCTGCATTAATCGTTCTAAATACGGTACTATAAAGAAAATGAATGTCAATGGAATTGAGGTTGGCTGCGATAACAAATTTATAACTGAAAATTTTTTAAATACCTGTATGAAATATGTTTTGAAGTACGTACAAAACGAAAGAACGTGTATCACAGAGCAGCTGTTGGATGACATAAAAACTATGCAGCGAACATCTGCGGCAATAGATACAAAGCCCATTCAGGATAAGATTGACAGTATTTTAAGGAAAAAGCACAATGCCATCGACTTAATGCTTGAAGGCATTATCTCAAAGGATGATTTAAAGACACAGGTTGATATATATGACGCTGAAATAAACAAGCTTACCACTCAGATCTCGAATAATAAGGATATTGACGCCTTTCATCGAAAACAGCTTGACGGAATAAAAGCATATATTGAACAGATAAATCGTACTAAAGATGTGGATATAACCAGCTTTGAGGTTTATAACTCAATGCTGAAAAAGATTGTTGTTCACGGCAACAATCTGATTGACTTTTATCTTATCTGTGTACCTTTTGGTTTTCATTTACATTATTTAAATGAAAGAATCCCTCATACACATAACAAATTTGCGGTTACTGTTGATAGCTGCGAAATAATTTCTGAGTAG